AAAGATTGACTTAGAGCCTAAGCCTAACAAAGCTCAGACTATTTCTTTCGATATTGTTAAATACCAAGACTCTTTAAAGCTTGCAGCTACTGTTATTAAAATACCAGAGAAAGCTATTATTATTGGCGCTTGGATGAGGGCTGTAGCAGAGCGTGGTGAAGATGGTGGAACTCAATCAAGTGTTATTGGCATGGAATACAAAGAGATTCTAAATCAAGCCATTATTCTCGATAGTGGTAACACTCAATATGAGAGTGATTGGTATGTCAACTGAATTAAAGTATAAACCACTCGACAATGTAGGGCTGAATGGTTTAAATCTTCAGGCTAATCCTGCGTCATTAGATCCCTCTTGGTTAACTCAAGCAGATAATGTTGTTCTTAGAGAGTCTGGTCGCATCTCATTTAGAAAAGGTCTTAAACAAAATATATTAAAAACAACTGCTAAAGTTGGCTCTATTGGTGAAAACGGTGCTGGTGTTGTAGTTGCCGCTGTAGGTACTAATATGTACACAGTAGACTTCTCTACACCTGATACACCATGGACTGGTGCTTTTGCTACAGGTGGCTCAGACTCTAACTGGCAAATAATAGATTTTAATCGTGAATTGTATTGTGTTCAAGATGGTCATACTCCAATAGAGCTTGATGGCACTACTTGGACAGCTCTACCTTCAACTGCTGGATATGCAGCTCCTGCTGGAGTAACTACTTTTGATCCAAGTTGTGGAATGGGCTTCTATGGAAGGCTATGGGTTGGTGGTATTACTGAAGAGAAAGATGTAGTTTACTACTCTGATACCTTAAATGCCCACATCTGGAGTACAGGCGCTGCTGGTTATATTGATCTCAAGACAGTTTGGGGAACAGATGACATTGTAGCTATTGCCGCCTTCTATGGTAAGTTGGTTATTTTTGGTAAAAGTAATATTGTTATTTATCAAGATCCGATTGACCCTTCTGCCTCTTCATTTCAATTAGATGAAGTTATTAGAGGTATAGGTTGCGTATCAAGAGATTCAGTACAAGCTGTTGGCGATGATCTATACTTTTTGTCTTCTACAGGTGTAAGGTCTTTAAACAGAACGACTGAAAAAGATAATGTTCCTTTAGAGGATTTATCTTTAACGATAAAAGATACGATTATAAGAAATATTGCTAAAAGCACTGAAGCTAAAGGAGTTTATGTTGAGGATGAAGGTACTTATGTATTATCATTCACTGAGCTAAATATAACTTATGTATTCGATATTAAACATGAAACCCCGTCAGGAACGCCAAGGATAACAACATGGTCTTTTGATGGGGATATAGGACCAGCTAGTTTTGCTTACACTGATTCTAAGGGTTTCTTGATAGGGCAGCAATCAGGATCAATAGCAACCTATGAGGGTTATTATGATAAAGCTTATGTAAGTGGTGGAACTTATACTAACACCTCTTACACTGGAATCTTTAGATCAACATGGGTTGATTTAGGTCAGGGAGCTGTGGCATCTTTACTCAAGAAGCTTAAAGCAGTAATTAATGGTGGTGGTGGAACAACTATAGGTATTAAATGGTATAAAGACTTTAGTAACACACCATCTAAGATAACTAACTTTGTATTAAATCCTGCAACAACTACAGCTCTTTATGGTGCAAGCGGATCTTTATTTGGAGCATCTAAGTATGCGCCTATTTTTGGAATGAAGGAATACAATGTTCCATTAGCAGGAAGCGCCAAGTATTTGCAAATTGAATTTACTGGTGAAACCTCTGGCTCTACAGCCTCATTACAAGATATGACATTATTATATAAACAAGGAAAAATACGATGAGTAACTATACAATCGCAGTAGCTTGGAATGGTAAGGATGCCTTATCAGATTCAGACGCAGCCAAGGTAATCTCTGGAGACGACTTTCATACTGAGTTCACAGCTGTACAAACCGCTGTCAATACTAAAGCTAATATAAATGGTGATGCTTCTGAAACATTTCTAGCATCTGTTGTTGATTTAGGAAACTGGACTGTTACTGAAACATCTGGTGTTTTACTATTCTCTACTGGTGGTACTAATAAAATGAAGCTAGATGCTTCAGGTAACTTAACTGTAGTTGGAACTATTGCATCAAATGGAACTATCTAAATGTCAATAGGGTCTGATAATCTAAAAGCCAACCTTTCAAGTAGGGGGATGTTATCCTCTTCAGGGAATATGAAGGCTTTTGATTATGCTGGTTATATAAATAATCTCAGAAAGCTGTATCCTTGGAAGTTTGGTCGTGGTACTGCTGAAGCTATTACTGGTGTTCGTTTAGATAATATAGATTCTTCAAGTGACTATGAAGAGCCAGAGCGTGACCCTTTATCTCCTAGTGAAGAAAAGGCAAACATTTATGATTATTATGGTTTAAATGATAATTTTATTAGCGGTAGAGAGTGGTTAAATGGCTTCGGTCAGATAACTCGCACAGGTATGGCTACTGGTGCAATTGATACAGCTATTGATTATAGCGCTGGAATGAATATCTCTGGTGAAATAGGCTCTTTTGCAGGAGGAATGGTCGGGGGGATGTTAGGTCCGAACCCTTTAGAAGCCACTTCTGTTGGAGAATATCAAAACAAGATGATGGGCAATATAGCAGCTAGTGTAGCTGGAAGCGGACTTGGTGAACTTGGCGCTGAATTATCTATTGGCTCTAATATTGGCGATTGGTATAATCGTGAATATTTCTCTGAAGACTATTCAAGACTAGGCTTACCTGGCTCTCAACTTGCAGAACTAGAGATGGCTAGAGACTTCCCTGAATTAAATAGAAATAGTAATGAGTGGAAGCAAGGTTACGACCAAAGAGTAAACCAATATACTGGTGTATTTGGCGGCAGGGATAAAGGATTTAGAGCTAATAGTCAAACTCTTGACAAAGATGCGCAAGAGTTCTTAGATAGTAGTAATCTTGCAGAAGGATTAGATTGGAAGGGTGAGTCTGTTAATAAATCTGCATTTACATCTTATGATGATTTCAGAGCTGATTTTTCAAAAGATGGTATGCTATCAGGGTTTAGTAAGTCTAAATCACATAAGGGCGGTCCGATGACAGAGGAAGAAGCAGAGGCACAAGCTGTAGCTGATTTTTGGGAAGAAGAATATGCGGCTCAGGATGCTTGGAAAGATCAACATTCAAGATCTTTTGATAAAGATAAGAATCCTCTTGAAAGAACGCCTTTGATTTTAAATAAACAACAGCGTATGGAAGCTATTAACGGTCCTGATCCTTATAATAAAGGCTACGCAGCATTTGGAAAAGAGGGTGATAATACTTCAAGAGACGCACAAGGTAATGTATTCCACGGTCCAAATTACAATTGGGGCAGTACAGATGGTGGAGCTAGTGATGTAAGCTGGGGTGGAACAGATACTTCTGAAGGCACTACAGCTGGAGATTACTCTGAAGGTGGCTTTACTAAAGAAGAGATGGACTTTGCAAATAGTTTTGATGGTGATGATAACTCTTCAGACTCACAAGGTACAACAAATGATTCAACAGGTAACTGGAATTAACAACAAATTTAATAGAACTAAATAAAGGAGTAAGATTATGCCTATCGACTGGAAAAAACAATGGGATGACTGGGGTAAAGATGTAGCAGGTATTGGAGCTACTCTTGGCGCTGGATATTTAGCATACAAAGGCGCTGGTGAATCATCAGATGCCACTGAAAGAGGTTTTCAAGCTGCTGCAGAGCAACAGATGCCTTGGTCTGGTGGTGGTTTGTTTGGAGCTTCAACCTTTGATCCTACTACTCGTACCTTTATTGAGACACTTTCTCCAGATTTACAAGCTCAGTATGATGATTACATGACTAGATCTGGCACTCACGAACAATATGTTCCTGCTGCTAGAGCTGAGTTTGATAGAAATAAAGCTTTGGGTAAGGGTCAAGAGGGCGGTTATGACACAGAGATGGCAAGAACTGCTGGCGCACAAGCTGATTATGCTAGTCAGATGGGTTATGCTTCTGGACTAGAAGGCGATGTATTTGGAGCTGGTAAGAAATTCTATGATATGCAGAAAGCTTTATATGCCCCTGAACAAGAGAGAGCTAGATTGTCACAAGAATCAAGACTATTAGGTCAGGGTA